TTTAGAACAGAAAAGATATCCATCAAAAGAATCTGGTAAATATAATTCATCTACTAAGAATGTTGTACAAATAGATATCAAAGCATTTGAAGAAGTGCCTATACACCATACAAAAATAATACATAAGACGGAGATAATGTGATGAAAACAATACCTAAAAAATATTTTAAAGATGTACCTTTAGAGGTGCAAAGAGAAGAAAAACCTCACTATGTTTATTTTATTTTAGCAAAAGAAGGTGATTTGAAAAGAGTTAAAATAGGTAAATGTGAAAAGGAAGAGGGTATAATAAAAAGATTCTCATCTTTAAATACTTCCTCACCAATTGATTTAAAAATAATAGGGTATTTAAAAGGATATGAAAAAGATTGGCACAGATATTTTAAAGAACACAGAATAAAGGGAGAGTGGTTTAATTTTAATAAAATTGAACATATTTTAGTAAGGCTACAACTAAAAGTTCCAAAAGAAATTTTATTTGATTTTAAAGAACAAATGAAAGCACATTATTCAAGAGATGAGAACGAAGATATATTTGATGAATTAAAAAAAATTAACAATAACGTTTATGCTACTACGGAATATCATAGAAGAATTTTTGGAGAAAGAAGTGAGTGGTTTTATCTACATAGGGCTTCAAAAAAATTTGATCCAAACGATGAAGACTACGAATACATAACAGAACATGCTTATCAGATATCAAAACTTTTAAATTTATTTTGTTTCGGAACAGATTTTGCTGGTAATGTTAGACTTACTGAGGCAAGAACTCTAAAACTAGATAGGTTTTATGATCCTATATATCCAGGTGAAGTATATTATCAAACAGCTGACGCAAATAGGGGTGGAAGATATGGCGTCTCTGTTAGATCAGGATTTATATTATTTCAAGCTTATAAAAATTTTTTAAGGTTAAGAAAACAAGGCATATATGTTGCCGGATTTGAAACTAATAATCGTAGACAAGAACAAATGACAATAGAGAAAAAAGAATTATTACATATTATTGGTAATTTAAGTCACGACCTTAAAAAAGATTTAGGTATTTTAGTTTATGATGCAGAAAAACATGAATGGATTGATAACTCAAAAAATATAAATTAAATGGAAATTAGTAGAAAATTATTCGGGCCTCCGGGAACAGGGAAAACAACCAAGCTTTTAAATTATGTGAAGACATTTTTAAAACTAGGTACACCTATTGACAAGATAGGATACTTTGCATTTACAACTAAAGCTGCAAACGAAGCTGTTGAAAGAATGTTAGATTATCATACAGCATTCGAGAAAAAAGATTTAAAATATTTTAGGACCCTACACTCATTAGCATTTACAAGACTTGGACTAAAGAAATCAGAAGTATTACAGGACGAACATTATGAAGATATAGGTAGACAACTAGGTATAGAAATGACTGTTTATTCTAATGGCCAAGAAACTACAGGATTTGTAGATTCTAATAGCGAATACTTTAATCTGATTAATGCAGCTAGAATCAAAGAGATATCAATAGAGGATGAATACAATACAGATATGTATTCACAGGAGATGAATAAGCAATTGTTACAGATTATTTCAGATGAATTACAGAATTACAAAGACTCATATAAATTAGTAGATTTTACGGACATGATTGAGAGGTTTAATGTGTCCGAATTGTGTCCAAAGTTTGACGTAGCTTTTATAGATGAAGCACAAGATCTATCACCAATACAATGGAAAATGGTAGAGATTATCAAGAAAAACAGCAAATATGTTATATTAGCAGGCGATGATGATCAAGCAATTTATGGCTGGGCAGGCGCAGATGTAAAAAAATTTCAGCAAGAAATTTCAAAAAAGGACATAATTTTGCCACAATCTTACAGGGTTCCACAGTCAGTACAGAACATAGCAAATCAGATATTAGACAGAATACCAGACCTAAAAAGAGTGCGTAAACAGTGGAAAGCAAGAGATGAGAAGGGAAATGTAGAGTATATTACAGATATTGATGGACTGCCATTACACCAGGGACAATGGCTTATACTTGCAAGATACAATGACAGACTTACAAAACTTATGCCAGATCTAAAAGATCGAGGTGTTTATTTTCAATATAAAAATAGAAAAAGTTATAAGGTGTCTTTGTTTAGAACCATTCTAAACTATATCCGATGGCAGAAGGGTGAGCTGTTATCTTTGTCTGAAGTAAAAGATGTTTTAGAATGTGCAAATAGTAATTTAAAACCAACAGAAGAAAAGATGTATGACCTATCAGAACTTACATTTTCAAAAGAGATAGAGTGGTTTGATGAATTTAATGTAGACTATGAAGAATGTCTATACATACGAGAAATGTTACGTATGGGTGAAAAATTATCTAAAGATGCAAGAGTAAAATTATCTACAATGCACGCAGCAAAAGGTGGTGAGGCAGATAATGTTTTATTAATTTTAGATAATACAAAAACAATCAGAGAATCAGCTGAAAAAAATGAAGACAAAGCTGATGAAGAAAACAGAGTGTGGTACGTAGGTGTAACAAGGACCAAACAAAACCTTTACATCATGTCAGCACGTAAGGAGGATAGAGGTTATGACATCGAAAGTTTGGGATAAGCAACACGGAGGATCACATTATCAGAAATATAAAATTCAACCCAGTAAGTTTGTAGTGGAGAATGAGTTGTTATATCCTGAAGGTTGTGCTATAAAATATATTATTAGACATCGTGATAAAGGAAAGAAACAAGATTTATTGAAAGCAATACACTTTATAGAAATGATAATTGAAAGGGACTACAATGAAAATTCCTAAGTTCGAAGCACAAACAGAATGGAATATTCCTACAGAATTTCCTGACTTACGACAAGTAGATGAGATTGCAATTGACCTGGAGACAAAAGATCCTGACTTAATTAAAAAAGGATCTGGTTCTGTAATTGGTAATGGTGAAGTTATAGGTATTGCTGTTGCAACAAAACATTACAAAGGATACTTTCCTATTGCTCACGAAGGTGGTGGCAACATGGATAGAAAGAGAGTTTTATCTTGGCTCAAAGATATATTAGAAGCACCATCAACAAAAGTTTTTCACAACGCAATCTATGACGTGTGTTGGTTAAAAGCTATGGGTTTTAAAATTAATGGTGACATAGCCTGCACAATGATAGCTGCAGCTGTGACTGATGAAAATAGATTTAGGTATGATCTTAATAGTTTATCGTGGCATTACCTAGGTTATGGTAAGAACGAAGCTGCATTAGCAGAAGCTGCATCTGAATGGGGTATTAATCCTAAATCAGAAATGTACAAACTACCATCAATGCATGTTGGTGCATACGCAGAACGTGACGCTGAAGTTACATTAGGACTTTGGCAAGAAATGAAAAAAGAAATTATCAATCAAGATCTTGAAGACATATTTGATTTAGAGTCTGATCTGTTTCATTGTTTGGTTGACATGAGATTCAAAGGTGTACGTGTAGATACAGAACGTGCCTACCAAATGAAAAAAGAAATGAAGAAAGCAGAACAAGAATTATTACACAAGATAAAAGGTGAAACAAATATTGATACGCAAATCTGGGCAGCTAGATCTATTGCAAATGTATTTGATATGTTAAGACTAGATTACCCAAGAACAGAAAAAACTTCAGCACCAAGTTTTACAAAAAACTTTTTACAAGAACACAAACACCCTGTAGTAAATATGATTGCACAGGCAAGAGAGATAAACAAAGCACACACAACTTTTATAGATTCTATTTTACGTCACGAACACAAGGGTAGAATACATGCAGAGATAAATCAGTTAAGAAATGCAGGTGGTGGTACGGTTACAGGTAGGTTCTCCTATCAAAACCCTAATCTGCAGCAAATTCCTGCCAGAAACAAGGATCTTGGACCTAAGATAAGGTCATTATTTATACCCGAGGAGGGCCATACATGGGGTGTATTTGACTATTCTCAGCAAGAGCCTAGGCTGGTAGTGCATTATGCTTCTTTGTACAAATTACCCTCTGTTTATGATGTAGTAGATTCTTATCAAACAGACGCTAACTCAGACTTTCACCAGACCGTAGCAGATATGGCTGACATACCTAGATCACAAGCTAAAACAATTAACCTTGGATTATTCTATGGTATGGGTAAAGCTAAATTGCAGGCAGAGCTAGGAGTAACTAAAGAAAAAGCAGCAGATCTATTTAATCAGTATCATGCTAAGGTCCCTTTTGTTAAACAACTTATGGACAAGGCATCTAACAGAGCTCAGGACAGAGGTCAGATAAGAACTCTGCTGGGTAGACTGTGCAGGTTTCATCTATGGGAACCTAATAGTTTTGGTATGCATAAGGCCATGACACACGAAGATGCACTCAGGGAACATGGACCAGGGATTAAGAGAGCTTATACATACAAAGCATTAAACAAATTAATTCAAGGTAGTGCAGCTGACATGACTAAGAAAGCAATGTTAGAATTATATAAAGAAGGTATCATACCACACATACAGATTCATGATGAACTTGATCTATCTATTGAGAATGACGCACAAGCTAAAAAGGTAATTGAAATTATGGAGCATGCTGTTACACTAGAAGTACCCAATAAAGTAGACTATGAATCAGGAAAAAATTGGGGTGAGATAAATGATTAATTATGGCTTACTTAAATGCAAACGTACCAGTAACTTATGCGCAAATTAGAAGAGAGTACTTGTATGATATGCAAAAGCATCACGGAGAAGTTGAAGACTGTGTTGTCTTTGGTCTTAGCGCTATTACAGGTCGCGCTGTTTTATTCCATGCAATTATGGAGAATGGCGCTGTCTTTTATCGTCTCCCGATTTCTGCCTTCATACAGAGAGGTTTTAGACCGGAAGATGTTCCTCAACGTAGACTTGATGAACTTCAGTTATGGAATTGTTTTAGTTATTATCCTGCTGTTACTAGTTGGGATATTTTAGACGGGCAAGCCGGTAAGTATATCGGAAAAGATAAGAAATGGCACCCAGGAAAATATTTATTTACAGTTGACTTTGCACACCCAGAGTCTAATATACTCGACACTGATCATTCCGAGATCCCGCACGAACATAAGTGCGCACACATAATGGCCTTAGATGATGGCAATTATGCAGCACAACCTAACAATAGAATTATATGGGACATACCTTCGTTTACTGTGAAGGATAATATTCCTGATTGGAAGGTTCAAACTAACGAATGGAATGTAGAAGACAGTAGTCAGTGGCGAACAGAAGATACTGATAAATTTTTCTACGAAATTGAGGAGAAGAAAAAATGATAGATAGAATTAAAAGCAGAGCACTGCACGTATGGCAAAACCACAAAGTATGTGTG